ACCGCATCACCTTGAAGCGGATCGAGGCGACTGAGGACGCCACTTTGTCGACCGCTACGTATACCCACTCTTTATTGGCCTCTAGTAATACCCGCTCATTGACGCCTGATGTATCACCACCCATTGGCAACCAGGTGCCTTGTGCGTTATTGATAGAGCGCTTTTGCACCAAACCTTTCAGATATGAAAATATGTTCATACCGCTATTCTAGCATGTCAAATCCACACCACTCCGAGATTGTCGCCCTCGGTAGCGCGTGAAAGAGTGAGCGCTAGTGCATCCCCGCAATTTTTTACCAACACGCCATTAGCGTAGTACACGTTATCTGCTTCAAGTGTGAGATTATATACTTTTGTTGGCTCGACGGAGTACACCTGCACATTGGTGAGAACAGGTCTGCGGAGTGCGGTACCTCTCAGCCATGTGTTGACGTGAGTGCTCACTACCCTCGATGCACTCAAGATTTTCAAGACGATTGTCTTGCCAATCGCCGTTTTTGTGATGGATGTGATGTCCGTCAGGTATTGGGCCAAAATGCTGATGCCAAATATGCCTGTGTAGAAGTCGCTCGGGCTGATTTTTCCGGCCGCTGCTATAGTATCGACCCGTGTTGAAAAGCCAGTACTTTTGTCCATCGTAAACAATAAATTGCGGATCTTCCATTTCCATAGTGAATGTATGGATTCTGTTGTATTAGATAATACCAAAGCGTCAAGCGCAACAAATCCACGGTCCCATGTAAATATGCCGTGGCTTGGTGTCCCGGTTAGTGCGGTCCCATTGCTGAATGTGGCGGTGGCAATAGCGTCTGTCTCTGATGTCCAGTGTTTTATTACTCTACGTGGCCCCATTGGGGTAGTTACCACGTCACCTACCGCAAGTTGTTCAATAGGGACGTCCCCATATGGTGTTGCAATCAGAGTTCCAGCAACAAAGCAGTTTGGGGACGCCACGCCTCGCTTCTTCATTTCCTCCTTGCCCTCTAGTTGCATCTTGCCGTTGCTGGTCAGCTTGTATCGTGGCTGGGCCAGCTCATAAAAGCACTCATGCTTTTCGAGGATGGCGTCGCGTAGCCAGTCCCGCACATTGCTCCAGCTCTCAATGCGGATGTTTATAAACTCCGTTTCGTTGCGGGCCTTGCTTGCACTATTCACTCCATATACCCGGCTCCGCACCTCTGGCAGCTCTTTGAGGCGGTCGTAGATGCCAGCACCAAGCCCTATGATGTCAATAAAGAGCCGAGCGCCCTTGTGCTCGCGTAGGTACTGCACTGACTTCCCAGCCAGCTCCATTGTGTCGTTGCCGTTCACTACCTCCAGCACCTTGGCGGTGTTGCCCTTGCGGTGGACAAAGGCGCTGTCGTCGTCACCGAAGCGAGCGGGGTCCAAGCCGATGATCTCATCCGCTTGGTTCTGTAGTTCACGGTCAGCGTTAAAGGCGTTTTCGATGAGGTCCAAGCTGATGAGGGTGTCGGATGCCTGGTCGGGAAACTCCCCCAGCACGCGCACCTTGTAAGCATTGCTGTTGACGCCATACCGCGCAGCAACTTCCTCTACGAAGTGATGGTCGGTCAGCCCTGGTATGACCGGGCGCTTATCGATCACGTTCGGGATGTCAAAAGCGCTGATCTTGACCTTGTGAAAAGTGGGGTCTTTGAACGCATTATAGAATGGTCCACTGTTGCTGTTTGGATTACCTACTACCAAAAAGCGGACCGTGGTGCCACCGGACATAGCACCAACGGCAGCTTCCCAAATGACAGGCGGAATACCGGACGCCTCATCAAAGATCATCATGATGTTTTCAGCGTGCCACCCCTGGAATGACGCCACGCTGTCAGGGTTGTTGGCGATGCCCTTAGCAAACCAGCCATCACTCAGTGTCAGCTCGGTTTTGAGTAGCTTGCCGCCAAGTGGCACTAGTGCGTTCTTATGGGCGTCTCGGAAATAGCGCCAGAACTGGTTTTCAATCTGGGTCCAAGTGGGTGCGGTGTTGATGACAGTAGCGTTGGGAAAACTGTACAGAAACCGCAGGGCTTCACGGGCAATATGAAACGTCTTGCCAGCGCCGTTGCAGGACCGGATAGCGACGTTGCGGTGGTGGGTGATGGCGTGGCTAATTTCGAGCTGTTTCTCCCACGGCTTATAACCTAGTATTTCCGTGTGAAAAAACTCAGGATCGGTCCATATCAGCTCTGCTAGGCTATCACTTTGCTTTTCGTCGAGCATGAGCGGCGCTTAATACATCGGCTAGAGTTTTGCCACCAGAGGTTATGTCCATCTTGTCTTGTATCTTCCCATACAGGCCATTGCTTATTTCCGCGTAGTGCATAAAAGAGCCTTTGATGGCTTTTTCAAGCCCAGCGGTTTGGATTGCCTCCTCTACCTCCTCTGGTGTCATATTCTTTTTTTCAGCGATGCGCTTGATCGCTTCCATGATGACGGTGCGACGGTCGCGGGTGCCGAGTTTCTTACCGGCAGGATTACCGCTCTGGCCTTTTTTCCACGGTATCAAACCAGCAGTGCGCTTACTCTTGACAGTGCTTTTTACTGTGCTTTTAGCTCTTGCCATATATGCAATTTATTGTACTACAAAAAGAACATCCCCGCGATGAAGGCTGTGAGTTGGGTGGAGCGAAGATACTAATACCGCGCGAGCATGGTCTACAGCTCCACGACGCGCGGGGTCACGATGTATCGTCCGGTTTCTCTGACGCGGTGAAAGCGGTGTCTGCGCTCCATACGTGTCTTATAGTACCAGACAAAAGACACGTCACCGGGCAACATTAGGTGCTATGGGAAAGCATAGGAGCTATGAAACAGATGTCTTTTTTATAGTCCCCTATTCCCCACCGCTTGCATGTCTCTAAAAAATGACTTTTTGAGGTGGTAAAAAAAATGACCGACACACCGAGAAGTGGGGGAGTATCCGAGATATGGCTATAAATAAAGGTATTCTAGTAATCTCCAGTTTCAGGGACATTATCAGCGTCAGGTGTGGTTTTTTGTTTGGGGGGAGTAGTTTTGGCTACATTTGAGACACCGTACTGCTGTCTTATTCGCTCTCGGACAGCCGAGATTTTGGACACTTCGTGGGTGTTCTCCACACTGCCACCAGGGACCGGATACGGCATAGTCCCCCAGCCAAACCAAATCTAGAGGATAGCGGAGCGCGGTGCGTCCCCCATCCTCTTGCTATCCTCACTGCCCCGCTTTCCGCACCTTGCAGGTCCACCGGACGAACGCCGTGTAGCTCCTGATGGTGGGGTCCTGGCGCTTCCGTAGGAGGGCGTGGAGGTCCATCGCGTCGGCGTGGATGGTATTCGCCCAGATGCCGATGAGACGCGCCAGCGTGCGCTTCTGCTTCTCGGTCCCCTCGCACTGTGCCACGATCTGCTCGATGAGGTCTTCCCGCTGATTGCGGACCATAAGAAGTGGCTTCTTTGGCGGGTTAAAGCGCGACAGGTCAAAAGTGGGGTGCTTGATGGTGGGGAGGGTGTAGTCGTCGTTCATGTTAGTAGCTCTGGGTTCTCATAAATGTTCCCGACTACTTCCGATTCCGATGCTTGTTCCATCAATAACTCACTATCGGTCGTAATCCACATACCATCAACCGACCACTCTACTGCTTCAAGACGATTGTTCGGTATTCGGTTGATAGCAATTCCGTTTTGTGTGTCAGAGTACCAATCGTCAATGCAAAGTACATCACCCTCATAAATCTCCCTGCCTTTCTTGTCGGTAATGCCGGTGTATTGCATTACTGGATTACTGTTTTGATTTCTTAGCAATAAATCACCTCCACCGTAATCAAACTTACGCCAGTAACTGTCCCAAACTCTAAACTTAATCTCTCTCATGTTGTTTTATTATCTTAGTAAGGCGCGTTCCGCTATCCCTCAAGGGTTTCCTTGGGTGTGCTCCTAATTATATCCATCACCTGTATTGCTTACTCATAAGACATAGATCAGTGGGGGACTGCTATGTTTTGTCATTGTCTTCACCTCAAAAGGTAAGAAAAATCACGGCGCGCGCGGTTTTTCTATCTTCGTAGCGGTGCTTGCCAATGTCCCAACTTACGAGCAACAGATACTCAACCCCTCCATATGAGGGACACCGAAACCTCGGTGCCTGGCATTTGGAGGCGTTGCGAGTTGATGTGCTTGTGTGTGGGAGACAAGGTTTGACTTGCAGATACCTGTAGGCCGACTACGGTTGTTCTCAGGACATTACGCAACCGTGCGGTTTGCTCTACTGTCCGGTAGTGATATCTTCGCAAGCGGCTCACTGGCCGCTACTCCCACACAACAACACACCAACTATGTTGCTTTGATGATTGGCTTGATGCAGGAGGCAGGGATTTGGGTCTGTACACAACCCTCTCCGACCAAAATTATTCGAAGTCCTTTTGGTAAGAGCATAACCCTGCACGCATTGCTTCCTATTTCGATGACTTGATATCCAATACCAGTTCTGTGTCTACGACTTAACCGGGGCATCAACCGCGAGGTCAAGCCTAAGCCCCTTGCCTGTAACACAATCCGCCTAACTGTTGCCCGTGGGATTGCAGCCCCACTTCTACATTTAGGATGACAAGATTAGTTCAGCCACCACTCCTCTCCATGTGGTATAGCTGCTGGGATTGCATCGACCCAGACAACCTTTGCCTTAATGTCATTTTGTTCGGCTTCTATTGCTTACCAGTCTTACGACTAGCTGGTTTCCAAGAGTTTCTCGAAATCTAAGTGGGAATAAGCTACCCACAACGGAGATGCAATACTATTTGCGTCTACCATTCCGCCACTCCTGCATCAAGCCAACCATCTTTATTTTTCGTCCAGGCGCAAGGGCCTGTGACGTGGTGATGTAAATGTACAAAAAAGCACCCGCTGCTAAGCGAGTGCTCTCTTAAATACTATCAACGCCAACCCATGGTATTGCATGACTAATCCCAAGGCTGGGTTAGCTGTGACAGTATTCAACTGTAGTTGATTAATCATGCCCCATAAATATACCACAAGCGAAAACTCCATCTTTCACCCCCTGTGGAAAAACTCCACTTTCACCACCTCATCCCCTTTGGTCTTCTCCGCCGTGATGGTGATCGCGCTCTCTATTCCCACCCTGGAATAAGACGGCCCCATTTCTTTATGCTGTTATAAACAGATTTATCAATGAGGACTAACTTTGTATCAGGGTAGTATTTTTCCATTCGAGCCAGCTTGGTCTTACTTTTTGGATTTAGCCACCCCTTGACTTCGTGGTATTCAAATGAGCCATCTGGATAAAAAACCTTAAAGTCGGGAAGATAGCTGCGAGCACCACGTTTAATTTTCTCAAACCAGAATGTGTCGGGCTCATACTCCCAGTCTTTTATATCGCCACGTGCCTTTAGCCATTCTAAATACCATGCGTAGTTGTGCTCCCATGAGGAGCGCATGTAATAGCGCTTATCATCGTTTTCCCACCATCCCGCCTTACAGCGCGAGTAGGCGTTACTGACGTCATTATAAAACTCTTTATTGGCATGTCGCATAATCATGGAATCAGATTGCCGTTGCTTAAACGCCTCTGATCGGAACGTGGATTTTGGATCAGCCCATTGTTTTTTATAGGCGATACTAAGTTTTGCCCGAACGTCAGGTTTGTGCTTTTTTCCGAGCATGCCCCTTGGATGCTGCCTGCCTGACCACTTGTTTTTATTACGAAGAACCGCACAAGCCTTAGAGCAGCATCTTACCATATGCGATTTGCCGGATGGTTTTATGAATTCACGTTTACATTGACTGCAAAAAAAATGTTTGCGCTGGCGCTTATGATTGAGTATTCGACCCTCTTGAGCATACCTCTTCATTATCGCGCTGTGACCGGGGCGCTTGCGACCTGTGACTTTTTCTGATCGCCTAGCTACTGATGCTCTATAAAAAGCACTAGATGTGTCCAGCCTAAGTCCTAAAAGTGCTGCTTTATACCGGACCTGGTGTTCTTTCATTCCGAGAGCACGCACACACCACATTTTGCCTTTTGTCGGGTAATTTTTTATCAATAAGTCTAGTGACTTTTGATCCCATGGTGATTGCATGAATCAAGTATATCATAACAAAAGTGTAGCACGGAAAAAGCACCCCTAGGGCGAGGTGCTCAGTTATCTTCGCCTTGCTCCTCTAACCACTCCTGCAAGTCTGTGTGCACTTTCCCGCGCTTGATGTTTGTGTCGGAGAATACCGTTCGCAGAACATGGTCGTACCGATAACAGCTCACATGGCAGTAAATTTCATTTATAGCTGGTGGCATACCGTCGTCCACTTCAATCTCAAATATCGCCAAGCAGTAGGCGCAAACTGCCGTCGCCATTCACGCCTCCCATGGCTAGGTGCATCTGGTAGAAGTCTAACACTCTACCCCTCCTGCGGGGCAACATGCACCCGTACAGGCGCGGAAAAGGTGTAGGTGGTACTTTGTAGCTCATAGAGCTTTTGCGCCATCCTAGCGTCGATTATGACGATTTCCGTGGTGCCCCGGTAAATGGTCTGATTGATGCGGTCTAGGAACCAAGTGAGGGGGTGTTGCATAGAGATTTAGTATAGCAAAGAAACACCCCCACCGTAGCGGGGGTGTTATAGGTCACAGGGAAGCACTGAAATCAGGTGCCTCCCAGAGGGTCACGTAGGGTGCGCCTGGAGCCGGAACATGCCGGAGCATCTTGGGCTGGCCGTTCTGAGTCAGCACCAGGTAGAAGCCATGGCTGGACTGAAAGCCGTGGCAAATGCCCTTCTGCTTCGTCTCGCGGTCTTCGCATGGCGACTGAGCGACAAGCTGCGCGTCAGCGGGCAGGGTCGGCATGGATTGGGCGTGCGCCTGGAGCGACAGCATACCCAGCCAGATGGCCATCATCACGACGTAGAAGTGCATGGTGGTGCTCCTTGTTCAGTTGGTTGAGGTAGTAGGCGCGTTCGCACCCAGGGTCGCAGAACGGCAGTTGGATTGAACATCTGCCGTAGTGCTTGGTGGTGTAGTGGCGGGGGTCTACCCGGCCACACTGTTCACAGGTGTGCATGGTGGTGCTCCTTGCTACTTCACACCCCGGCGCAGTAGGGCGAGGGTGTGGAGATTGGCGTGATGCTCCGAGCAATAGTCTGCCGTCTTGGTCGGAGCGCGGTCAGAGCGCGGGAAGTGCTTAGCGCACCACGCGCACTCCGTTGTCCCCGGTTTCGGTGGTAGTACTTCGAGGTGCATTGTCCTGTACCTCCCGTTGCCATGAATAGTAGCAGTGGTTGAATCCCCACGGCAGGAACACGATGTCGATTATGACTATCAGTACCCTGCGGTCTTCCGCGTACACGCGGGTGGAGAAACAATGTTCTGGGTTGCCGCCAGTTTTGGCGTTTAGTTTCCTACTCCACCGCCGGAGTAGGCACCATGTCATCATGGTCTTGCTCCTTTTGTTTGGTGGACTTGATGTACTTCAACACT